AGTTCAAATTCCATCCTTGCAAACATGCCTCTAGCTTCCATTCATTGACCAACCGAATCTCAAGTGCTGTTGTCGTGCCAGTCGCAAAATCTGATTGATCAATGTCTTCTCTTGTTGCATTGTTGATCCCCGCAAGTGCTGCTCCTCGTGAGCGGTAAAACGATAATCGATTCAGAACATCAACATGCACATATAAACGGTTGGTATATGGAACGCTTAAAGACCCAAGTAACGCCGATGAATACGGCGTGCTGTAGTCGACAAGTTCAGAATAAACTTCATCGCCTGCAGTGTCCGCATACGTCGGGATCAAAGGCGGGTCGGTTACATTTGCGTTTGGCCAATTATTGGCGCTAGCAACCTCAACCAAATCACCACTGCGGAATCCTGTTGTCGTCAGCGAGATGATATTTTTGTCTTGATTAAGCGCAGTAATATCAACCGCAACGGGCGTAGGCGCGGAACGGTTAAAGACGACTTTGCCAAATGTGCCGAGGACTGCCATTACGAGGAAGAAATAGTCAAATCACCAGTAAACGTAAATGCAACATTTGTACTTGTGACATCACCCACAGTTACGGTTGAACCTACGCTAGTAATCAACACACTGCCTGAAATCGTCTTGCCTGTGGTCAGCGTCAGTGTTGCGGTAATACTGCTTTGCAAATCGGTATTGATTTTGGCGTAGACATCATCAAGCAGACTGTTTTCATATAACAAAGTCGCACTACCTGACGCGCCACGCAACCCCGTCACATATGCCCTGCTGGATTCACCTAAGCTTGTCGTCTCCAGTGTGTCCCGTGAAATATCAATGCTTGCATTACGGACCACAACCGTCGAATTAAGCCCGGTAATCTCAAAATTGCCTGTTGTGCTGGTAACTGCCATTATGCGCTCCTGTTAGCTCATTCTAAGCTCTGCGGTTAGTTCAACAGCCACATTGGAGCGGCCTGGGGCAACGCTTTCGACTTGTGGTGATGTTCCTTCGGCGAAACACCACAACAGCCCCGCACCTGTTGCACTGGCATTTAGCCAGCTTTGCAGGGTAGAGTCTGCACCGGCAAATATCTGCGGCGGCAGTGTCAGGCTATCGACTGAACCTTTTGCGCTGTTGTATGCGCTGAGGATTGCTGCTGTGTTGGTGTCGTTGATGTTGCCAAATGTCAGGCTGAGTTTGGCTTGGCTCGGCCTGCTGCCCCACAGCCTACGAGTGATCACACCAGACTGCGATGCCTGTGTTTTGGTCGGCCATGTTGGCGCAACAAAGCTGCGTCTAGTTGGTGTGATACTGGGGAATGTCGTTGCCATGGCTAAGTTATGCTCCAGTTGTTAGCGTCATCGTCAAAGCCGTCAGCAACTTCTAAAACACCGCTGCTATTGACGGGCATGTGCATTGCTTCGATTGTAAACAATCCATCGTCTCCTGACGTAATTCGTTCAATTTGATAAACCCGCATTTGCGTGCTTGCAATTTTCACTGTGAAAACCACGCCCGTAGGCGTTGCAGTCGTTCCGCTGTTGCTAACAGTGAGCGTTGCGTCAGCCGGTGGCGTTCCTTCCGTTCCATCCCATGCGACCACGTTGTAGGAGCCATCGGCTAATGCTTTCGTACTGACTAACGCGCCTTCTGGTGTGACTGCGCCATTGTTGAACTGGTCATACTCTGTTTCGTCCATTGCGACTTTGATGTAATCACCGGGCGCAATGTTAGACATAACCCCCTCATGGGTAGTTGAAAAGTTTATGACGTGTTGAGGTATGCGCCGCATTCTGATAATGAATTTAGCTGCATCGATCGCATGTTCTCTATTTGTGCAATACGAACTCATGTCGATCTGTTCAATCGGATCTGTGGCCGATGCGCTTACTTCCCGCACCAGCACTTCACGGACCACGGGGAACAATCCGGGGCTGGCTGGATCCGTGGTAGAGCGCTCCTCGCGGTAGCGAGCGCTCACTTGGATAGGGTCACGGTCTTCCGGGTCAAAATACTGAAGCTTGAATGACTCTGCGGCAATGTTACCTGCCGTAAATAGCGCAGCAATTGGAACAGCGGTGAAAGATATTGCAGGCCGAAGAAAATACTTGCCGTTCGATTCGCCAAATTGCAGCAGATGCGTGGCGGCTAAATCCGCTGACCATTGCCTGACATTGACAGGCTCAGAAACGGCGCCGTCGTAAAAATACTTGCGATCTTGGCACCACTGCGCTGCAGTCGCAAACTCGGTGCTGTCAATCATGTAACTCTTGACGAATGATCCCGCACCAAAGCGATCATTGGTCATCAGGTCATACAAAATATCTGGGAAAAGATGCGTTGCGCCCGATCCACCCAAAAGCCTGGTGCATTCACGGCCTCCGGTGACATAAGCAGAAAATTGGCTGAACTGCTGGAACTCGGCGGATAAACGAATGTTGATGCCAGCCCGCGCAATATTGTCGTATTGCGGCGCGGTACTGTTCGGCACGATTTCATTGACATAAACAATGTTATGTTCAGGCCCAGAATCTGCACTGCTGCTGATCTCTGAATAAACAAAAGCTTCCGCTAATTTTCCATAGTCATCGATGTAAGTATTGGCGTCTATAAGGGGCAATCCGTTGTAATTTCTTGTGACCGTAGGGTCATCACCGTTTGTGTCTTCGTCGTAAACATAGCTAGAACTTAAGGCAGCATCAGCGTTCCCAAAAGTAATGCCAAAGTTGCTTGTATTAAGTGCAACATTTTCACCATTAAAGACAACACTTATCCCGCCGTCAGAAATAGTAGCTCGACCTTTCTTGGGGTCAAGAACATACAACGCGCTCCCGTAGTGGCCTTGGCGAACTTCAAACCCTGAAAGAGGTTCAAACATGAACTCACGTACCTTAATGGAGCTAAATTCAAAGCGGATGTAATTAAAAACAGATTGCTGAGTTTCACTTCTGGCCCCGTAGGCATTACTTAACTCCGTCCAGCTACTGCTCCCAACCGTTCTGTATTTAATTTTGAAAAACGAATATCGCTGCACAGGTGCTGTAATAACACCGCTTTGATAGAAGTTATTAACTATATCCTCCGGCGGATTGTTTTCAAAAGTTTGACACCATTGCGTATCGGCGTATTCATACGTTTTTGTATCTCTAAAGTTGCATAGATTGTTTATTCTGATGCCAAGAGTAGACTTCAGGCCAACTTCCACGGCTTGACACGCCCTCGACGTTGACACCAGTCCCCGTGCGTAGCGCAGCAGGTGTCCCCCTGTCGTGCCTTTTTCCCTTACGCCTAAGTCGCCGCCTGCATTCTCAAGTCTTGACGAAGAGAAATTCTTAATGGAACCAGACTCAACAACAGTGAAACCGGCAACAACAGCTTGCCCCCCGCTGCCATTTAGCTCGGCTTGTGATACAAACTCCGCTTTTGGAGTGCGGCCTGTACAGACGCATAAAGCCGTTCCGATTTTATACAGCTCACCCTCCACTAACCGATCATCCCAAGTTTTTTGCAACGAAGCAACCGCTGAAGCTACATCTTTCGCTTCAGCAGCATCATCTGAGTCCCCATAGGTGCTGAAAACAGTCCCCCAGTCACTTCCGTTGTGAAGCCTGTAGCTAACGGTATCCCCGACGCTGACTGAAGTTGCAGTCCCAGGGCTTGTTCCTGCGGTGGAATTGATCTGATTGACACCGCTAAATGTTGAAAAATTGGCCCGATACTTATCCCGTTTGTTCATCTTTGGCGCGTCTACTGGACAGTCAACAGTGACTTCACCCCCACTGCCTGGCCCTGTTTGGCTGCGAACGCCTGGACTGATTACAGGATTGACCTTGTACATCAGGTCGTTCCCAATCGGCGCATAGACGCCAAAAGTCGTTTGTGTACTTGGCCGGTTAGACGAACAGAAATCTGTTTGGTCTCCTCCGTTCCAGTAGACCTGAAAAACGTCTGAGCTGGTAGAACTGCCGTCATCGTTAGCATTTGACCGGCCCGCTACTCTGTCAGCCCCAGCAATTCGGCCTCCGTCCTTGCTGAGATAGAGCGTTACCCGTGAGGCTGCTTCAGTAGCAGAATTGTTGTCAAAAATATAGCCCT